TCAGCGGCCAAACCGCCGCGCAATCAGTGCGCCGGCATCGCCGATCACGATTGCGGGCACCAGCACCAGCGCCATGCCGTGAATATCGGGGGGCACAGCCACCACGACGAGGCTCAGCCCGAACCACGGATTGACAATCTGAACGAGGTAGATCGCCGCCCACCATACGCCGAAGGGCACGACAATCAGCCAGCGGACGACCCGCGTGGCGCTCCAGCGGTCGGCCGCCTCGGCAATCGCGATATCGCGCGCCGCCTCGATGCTTCGGATCGCCTGTTCGGCGGCAAGGCGCTTCTCATCGGTCTCGGCGCCGAGCTTGGCCTGATAAGCGGCAAGCAACGGCCCCGTGAATTTCTCCACCAGGCCGCCGAGAAGCAGATTGGCAAGCCAACTCATCGCGCCCACCCGAACCGGCTGGCGAGATAATACCAGGCTTCCGCCGCAAGGCCGACAGCTGCACCCGCCGCAATCTCGGCCATCATCGAAATGTCAGGATCGCTCGAAAGCAGCCCGCCGATCTCAGGCGAAAAGACCCCCTTCGCCACCAGCGCGGCGGCGAGATAACGCAGGGCGATGCGAATGATCACGCTTGTCATGTCAGATATCTCCGTGGAGCCGCCACCTTGAGCCGGCAAGAGTTGAGCGCTGAACTAGAGCAATTCCAGGAAAAATGCGAAGCGGTTTTCCGTCCGGAATTGCGTAAAAACAAAAGGTTAGAGTGGTTCTACGCTTCCATGAAAAGCTGAACCGCTCTAGCGAACGAAATGCGCGAGTGAACCGGACACGATGATCTTGAAGGCGACACCGACCGCGAGCACGATGACGGGGGTGAGCACCGCCCAGATGGCCTTGCCGATCCTGTTGGTCAGCTTGTCCACGCTGCCCTCGATCCGAAGCAGGGCTGCATTGATGTGCGGTTGCTGCGCTTCCAGATTGACGACGCGCTCCTTCAACCCGCTCACCCTTTCGTGCAGCTTCTCGATCTCTGCCCTGATTTGCTGATCCATGGATTTGTCCGACCTGATTTTTGCTCGTTGCCGGCTAGGGGCGGACGATTGGTCCGCAGCATCGCGTCACGAGCCGGGTTGGAACGTGGCGGCCCAGCGCCAGAGGTCATCCATCTGAGCGGAGGGAATGCCCATGGCCTGGCCGAGAAGGTCCATACGCGGATCCTCTCGATGATACGCCTGGGCATCCTCGATCATGATCCGGATGGTCTCCTTCTCCTGCGGCGTCTTGCCGGGAAGCGCGTCTACGGCCTGAAGAACATCCGTCTTATAGACAGGCGGCTCCAGCTCCAACGCGGCAAGCCAGAGCTGCCACTTTTGGAGGACCGGGAAGCTGGGCTTCGGGTTTAGGAAGGCCAGAACGTCGGGGTTATCTTCGGGAAGGGCCTCCAGGCGGTCTATACCAGGGTTGCCATAGTAGATTCCGTTGATTTTGCCTGTGGCGGCATCCCTGATTACGCGAACAATGGTCGTCATGCGCCGATCCTCGGAACTGTGTACTCGTCCCAGCCCACCGTTGTTAGCGACATCGTCGCCGTTCCAACGGTAACATCACCCCGTATCCACAGGAGGCCCGATGCTGTGGTTCGGACCTTCTGCCCTACCTGGGACGCTACCGCCGCTGCCACATTCAGGTACATGCCGGCATCGCCGATGGAACCGGAAGTAGATTCAGTATCAGCCCTGAAATTAGCGGCTGAGTTGACTCCGACAGACGTTTGGAAGAGCAGTCTGGCATCCACAGAGATACCGTCGGGGAGGCCCGCCGGGTTGTATACTGGGTTGTTGAATGACGAGGAGATGGTGAATTCAGCAACGCCGGGATCCAGCTTCACCCGACTCCCATACTGCTTGAATCCGATGATCTGCGAACTCGCATTCGTCAAAATAGACCCAATCCGACCATTCGCCAGGATCTCCCAGCCGGCCGGCACCGTCACTCCCGCTGACGTATTCGAAAGCGATGCAATGAAGTCGCCAACGGTAATGTCGGAAAGCTTGCGCAGCACATAGACATGATAGGTCTTGCTTGCCGCCACCGCGCCGGTATCCAGGAAGCCGCCGCCGGACCCGGCGGACCAGGCGGCGTTCAGCCTCTTGGTCAAGATCCCGGCGAAGGAAACGTATTTCCCGCCGAAGCGCGCATCGCCGGCGCTGATATCGAGATTGACCAGCGGCAAGGCGGCATTGGGGTTCGGAACCAGCCCGCGAACGAAATCGGGCATGACCAGTTTGCTTGCGATGGCATCCTTGTCGGCCTGCGCGTCGGAGATTTTTGCCGCCGTCACAGTCCCGTCCGTCGGCACCCATCCGGTGCTGCCGTAGACCCGCATGCCTTGATCCACGGTGTTGAAATAGAGATCACCCGCATGCAGCGCCGATCCGTCCGCGCGCAGGACCGGGTTGATGGCCGCTGCACCCATATAGACGTCCGAAAAGTTGGTCACGTCCTGAATATTCGCAGCGATGGTCCCGACATGCCCCGCGACGCCGGCAACGACAACGGCCTGCGCCGCAATCGCGGCAACAGTCGCCACTTGGGCCGCGACCGCCGCGACAGTCGCGATCTTGTCGGCCACCCCGGCCGCCGGCGGGATGCTTTGCGCCACGCCCGCCAGCTCCGTCACCTGATCGATGATCGAGGCCAGCCGCAGCACGCCGTTGATCAGCTCGGCAATCTCCGTCGGTGTCGAGGTCGGCGAGACAACGATCGCCCGGTCCAGCCGTTCGCTGAGCTGCAGGTCGCGTTGCACGGCGACGTCGAGCGCGGTTTCGATGGTCTTTGCGGAAAACGGCCCCTGGTTCTCCAGTTCCGTTTCCTGGGTAAACGGCACGTCGAGCAGCAGGGTGATCGTCTCCTGGGCCGAGGGAGCGCCGCTCGCCGCAGTATTGATCGAGCCGCCTTCCGTATTGCCGACGCCGGAGACGCTGTAGTCGGCGCCAAGCACCAGGGTCTGCTCGTCGCCATTGGCGCGCCTCTTGATGACGAGCAGATGCGTCTCGTCGGCGATGAAGAAATCATAGTCGAAAACGGTCGTCACCGCATTGCCGGGATAGGGACCGGATCGATTGTTCGTGCTTGATATCGTCATGTACCGTCACTCGCTTGGTTTCCCGAAAACCATAGGTGCGAATGGTTGTTTCCCCATCTGGCCGGAGCGGATATTTTGCAGGAAAGTCAGGGCGTTTACCGGCAGGCTCCGGTGCGGGAGCCTGCGCGCAAGAAACTTCGACAAGCCGGTCGGGTGATCGTTGGCATAAGGGCGCAGAACACATGGAGGACGCCATGAGATTCACCCTCCAGGCGCGCCGCGCCAGCTCGGCTAGGTCCACGGCTTTGGCATCTCACGGCGCTTTCCTCGCAATGCGTCCTGTCTTCCGATTGATACGGGCGGTTTCAGCGTCCTTATCCACGCCCTCGACGGCGCGCCGTGCCTGGTCGTCCATATCGACCGCTTTGGCATCTCCAGAGGCTTTCCTCGCAATACGTCCTGTCTTTTGGTTGATACGACCGGTTTCAGCGTTCTTGTCCACACCCTCGACAACGCGACGCGCCTTATCATCGATGCTGGCGGCCTCGGCATTTTTCTCAGCCTCCTTCATAAGTTCCTGCGTGCGCGCCATGAATTCAACCGCCTCTTTCGACGTTGCGCCATCGGGAGAAAACCGCGCATTCTCGATGAAGAGCCGATCAAGTTCGGAGCCGGCAATGGACGCAGCATAGGTCGCAGTTGGAATTCTCAGGTCGCTGTTGGCCGCAAGAGCAAGATTGACATCATCGGCGCTAACGCCATGAAGCCCGCCGACCACAGCATCGGGATTGAGGCCGTGCTCCCGAAGACGGCCGAGCAACTCGCGCGCCGGAACGTAAATATACTCGACAGGACTGTTGGCTGTTGCCAGCGCGAGATACTGGCGAAACCTCTCCGGATCGCGTTGGCGCAGCTTGGATGCTTGGGCCTGCCCGGATATCTCCGCGATGCTCACCGCTTCCCCAGGTGCCGCTGCCTTCAGCCGCATGCTAGGAGCGGCGCTATCGGACAGGAAAGGAATACCGTCAAGCAACTTCCTGTCCGGCGCATAGAGAGATTGCGCGATCCAGTTCTGCGCTACCTGTTTACCGCCAACTTTAACGCCCGTGATCACGCCGAAGGCACCAAGATTGGTCAGAATCTTCGCGGCGCCCGCTTGTGGCAAATACTTCGCTAGGCCGCCGGGAACGAGGCGCAGTGCCGGAATACCGCCGAGCGCTCCGGGAATGGCGCCGAGATAAGCCGCTTTCGTTTGCATAGCCTCATCCTGGCCGGCTTTGCGGGCCGCCGACGCAGCCTCGCCCGCACCCACTGCTGCGCCGTAAAGGACAGCCCCCGTCCCGCCCGTAGTCAGCCCGATAACAGCACCGGGCACAGCCGAACCGACAAGTCTGCCGCCTTTCCGGCCAATGCTGTCTTCCATTCCAGGTCTGGCCGGAAAGATACGTGGGCCCATATCCTGCCATTCCTCGCCCGTTTTCTGCAATGTCGGCGGCACCGCCCTGATGAATTCGTTCATGAATTCGTTCAGCGCTTCGGGAGGAGTAAGTTGTAATATGACTTCTTCCGGCGTGGCGGTACCATCTGCTATGTCGCGGACCGCCTCGTGTGCAGCGGTGCGAAGGATATCGTTTTGCTGATCTATCCGTCTGTGGAGCGCCTCTACCAATACTACATTGTTGCCGGTCTCCTTGGCTGCGGCGATGTCCCTTATCAGAGCGTCGCGGTCGCTGTTATCCACGCCTTCCGCGAAAGGCTGAGCCCACTGACCAACACCCTCGGTAGCCTTGCCGACACCTTCGAGAGCTCCACCCGGGAGCCCTTTGACAAACTCAACAACCTCCAAAGCTTCGCGGGGTGTCGTCGGATTGAGCACAGCCAAGACTTCTTCGCCGGTATATTTACCGGCTAACACGTCTTGGAGCCCAGATAGCCACTTGTACGAGTCCGGCTGCTTCGATAGCTGATCTTGTAGAGCGATGATCTCCTCCTTGCTCTTACCCCTAGCGCCAGCGACCTCTTCTGCCAGCATCTCTTGGACGGTCTTCTCGGGTGGGGCCGGAGTGCTCCCATTAGGCGGGGTGGCCGGCGGTGTACCGCCACCGGAGCCGTCCGCAGCCATCGTGGTTGTAGTTGGCCTGCCGATCCGTTCAAAATACGCGAGCGTCGGCACGTCATCGCCGGCCAAATCCGCATTTCCGGGCGTGCGCAACCAGTCGGCCAGTACTGGGGCCTCGGAAAGGATCTTCGCGTTCTGTGCTTCCTGCATTTTCTGCCGGAAAGTGTCGCGAAACTGCCTCATCAGTTCCAGCGGCGGCGCCGGACGGCCTGTCGCTCTCGCATAGTCCTCAGCAAGGCGGCGATCGCTCGCCACCTGATCGGGGTCTTCCGTCGAGGAACGGAGGACGATATCGGCCGCAGCGGCGTCAGCCCTTAGGCGACCGGTTTTTTGTATGTTCGCTTCCGGCAGCGGCGCCGGACTGCCCGTTGTCTCCGCGTCTCGAAGATCGCTCGCCGGCTGCTCGGGTTTGTCATCAAGGGAGCGCGGAATGGCATCGGCTGCGGCAGCGTTGCCCCCTAACCGGCTACTTTTTTGTATCGTGGCATCCGGCAGCGGCACCGGACCGCCTGATGTTTCCGCGTTTCGGAGATCGCTCGCCGGCTGCTCGGGGCGGTCATCGCCGGCGTGAGGGATGGCATCGCTGGCGGCAGCGTTAGCCCCTAGCCGGCCGGTTTTTTGAATTTTGGTTTCCGGCAGCGTTTCCAATAGCTTGTCTCCCAATATGGTGGTGAGACAAGTTTAGAACTCGGACAGTTGGCATCATGAATGACGGTCCGCCGCTTTCATCAGCGCCCGGCAGCCAGCGCAAGAAGCGAAACGATACCCTTATAATAGCCCATCACCTCGGCCTCGTTCGGCTCCCTGCCAAGCTCGCGCGAAAGTTCGAGCGCCAGCGCTTGCCGCGCGTCGGGCGGTAGATCCGCCCAATCGGCCACATCGACCACCGGGCTTTCCGAAACAGGCTCCGGCTCGCGCAGCACCATCGGCAACAGCAGCTTGTTGCACATCGATGTAATATCGAGCTCGCTCGGCGCCTTGCCATTGTTTTCTCGCTTGAAGGCCGCCATCTCGGAGGCGAACGCATTCTGGAACCGCGCGATCTGCCGGATAGCCGCCTCCCGCTCGGGGCCTTGCCTACCCCTTGCGCTGATACCGATCGATTCAAGCTGTGCTTCCGATTGCGCAAAGGCGTCAGCAAGCTGCTGGCCCTCGCGTCTCATCTCCGCCATTTTGGTCGGCGCCGCGGTCTGCATCTCCGTCAGTTCGCCGATCGCCTCTGCGCTCAGCCGGCCGCGGTAATCGTTGAGATCGACATCAGCGAATCCATCAGGGTCCGTGGCGGCATATCTGCGCATGTCGTAGAGCAACACCTCGTCGTTCTGCACCGCCCTGCCCTTCGCCGCCGTCTCCCGATAGCTCCAGGCCGCCGACACCGCCTCCATGCCCGCCGCCTGCCGGATTTCGCGCGGCACATCATCCGGCGTCTTGCCCTCGTCGATGGCGCGCCAGAGTTCGGCCTTGGCCTGTTTCTCGCGTGCTTCCTCGGCCCTGCTTTGCGTCTCGAGCGTGGCCTGCACCCGGCGTTGCGTCAACTCGCGAACCCTAGGGTCGGCGATACCGGCAAGGCCTTCCTCGATATTGTCGGCGGAAGGGCCGAGCGTGCGTGGCGTCACCCTGTTGCCGCGCGGCGCCACCGTGCCGCCGCGCGTCGAAAACGGCGCGGCCTGCTCGGGATCGTCGGATATCGGGAAATACATGCCGTATCGGGCGGCATTGTCGTGGATATAGTCGAGCACCTCCTTCGGCGCCCCGCCCGACTTCAGCGCCCGCCCGTTCCAGCCGAGATCGACGGCGCTCACCGCCCCCTTCGAGCCACCGGTGATCTGCAACCCGTTGCGGATGGCCGGCGGCGCATCCTCGATCATCGCCGCAAGGTTCGTCGCGAAACTCTCGTCGAGATGGTCGATGGTATCAGTGTCCTTGCCGGGCACACGCGCGGCAAGGCTCAGGCGAAGCCTGGTCGGCCCCGCGTCTGCGACGGCCCGGCCCGACGGCGCGCCCGCATCCACGAGGTCGCCCGGAAGATCGCTCCCTGTATCGGAAGGTTGAGAAACCCGCCTGCCCTGCGTCAGGATCGTGCCGGCCTCGCGTTTGGAGTGTTCGTTGCTGATCTCACTTTCCAGCGCCTGCGTCAGCACATCATGGTCAGCGCCGGTCATCTGCCCGGCATGCGCCTTCCTGTAATCGTCGGCGGCGATCGGGTCTTCCTCGGCAATCCGAAGCGTGATGTCCCTGTGGACGCCGGAGACGAATTCGCTGCCGCGCGCCATCAGGGTATCGCCGCCCCAGTTCTCCAGCCGCCCCTGCTCCTGCAATTCCAGAAGCCCGGCTGCGACGTTTTTCGTCACCAGATCCGGCCGGTTGAAATTCACCAATGCGTCCTTGGCGAAACTGTCGACGCGCGCGGCTGTATTCTCCCGGAACCAGACCTTGCGCTGCTGGGCGGAATAGACGACAGCACTTTGCAGAGAGGCGCCGACCCTTGCATGGGAGGCACGGTTATACATCTCGTCCGCCCCGGCCGGCAGGCCGGCGCCCAATTCCTTGCGCTTTTCCTGAAGCTTCCGTTCATAATCGGCGCGGCCATCGACCGCCGCCTGACCCGTGAGCGTCATGAAGCCGTCCTTGCCATATCGGGCGTTGCGGTCCCATGCCGCAAGCTGGCTCTCGCGCTCCTTGGCGCGCATGGCATTGTCAAGCGTGGCGACATCGGAAACTGCCGTTTCGACGGTGCCAGTCCCTTTCGCCGCGGCTTGCTGTTTCTCGCGCTCCTCTTTCTCATGTTGTTCTTTAGCTGCCTGTTTGGCAGCCTGAACCTTGGAGATCGACGTCCCCAGACTTTCAATACCTTTTGACAACTCCCCCATACCCCTGCCGACAGCCGCGCCGAAGTTCTCGGCGTCGGCTTTGACATCAAGCTTGCTCTGGAAGATCGGCCTCGTCGCAACATTGGCCTGGTATTCGGGAACGGTGACCATCGCTCGCTCTCACTTCTTATTGGGTGTCGTCGCTGTGGTGGATGTCGTGGGTTTGTTGATCCCCTCATAGGCGTTGCCGACCCCGGTCAGGATCGTGCCCACGGCCTTGAGATATCCGCCCTTGGCCGCCGCATCACCCTTCGCCCGCTCCAACGTGCCGCCGGCCCGCTGGTTGACGGCGTCAACGCGGAAGTCATAGGCCTCGCGATAGGCATTGGTGCGGATGGTCAGAGCGTCGAGCTCACCAAGGGTGGCGGTATCGATCAGCGTATCGAGCGGCGAGCCGAAGGTGATGTCGAGGCCGTTCGCCGCCATCGCGGCGGTCTGCGCGCCTTGGATCCTCGCCACCTCCTGCCGTTTGCGCTGCTCTTCCTGCTGGCCGCGCTCCAGCGCATCCTGCGCCCGCCGCTCGGAAAGCTCGGCATTCATCTCCGCGACCTGCTGGTTGTATTTGCCGGCCGCTTTCGCAGCCTGCCCCTCCTGCACGGAGCCTGCGGCTCCCACCAGCGTGGAGCCGAGCGCCAGGGCAATACCGATATCACACATCGAAGCACCTCAATTCGAACGGGCGGAATTCATGACCGCGCAGGCTGACGGGATCGAAGATCGTGAACCCCATCCACCGCAGCCAGCGCAGCGAGACGCTGTTGTCGACGTCGACGAGGTTCCTGAGAACGGGATAATGCCGCAACAGTTGATCCCTCCACTGAAGCGAACCCCTGAGAAAGCCGGCGGCATGGCGCGCGACGGCATCGGTTCCGAGCAGCCATGGCGCGCCGACGCCGGCGAGAATGTTGACCGCGCCAACGCCGAAGATCGCTTCCGCCCGCCCGTTGATCATCACCGTCCAGGCGGCGGAGGATTTGCGTAGCGAATAGGTCAGCGCCTGAACCGGCGTCTTGCCGGATGCCCTCGCCACCTCCTCGCGGTCGGCCTTGCGCATGCGCCGCGCAACCGCCCTGACGTGCCAGGCGTTGACGGGCACGACGGAAATGTCAGCGGCCAAGGGTGATATCCGGCATGATGGCGAGAATGGTCATCGGCAGCGGATCGAATTGCTTGATCCACAGGTTGGCGCCGGTGTTCCAGTCCCATTGCGGCGTCAGCGAGATGTCGCCGGTGACGGGTTCGATCGGGTCATCCCAGTCTTCCGTCGAGCGCTGCTTGTATTCGACCAGATGCTCGTCGCCGCGCGCGCCGTCGCGTGGTCCGATGAAGATGCCCCTGGTCTGCTCGACACGCAGCGTCACGTTGCTCACCGATTTCTGCCGCCCCTGCACGGTGCCCAACCCGCCGACAGTCCCGAGATCGATATCGAGCGTCTGCAGCGCCGCCACCATGGGCAGGCCAACATGAACCTTGGAAGCGGCGACATCGAGCGTCACCGCACCGCCTGTTACGGTCAAATTGCGCACGACATTGCCGTCAGCAAGGGCGACCACCGATTGCCCTTCGAGATGGCCGAGGCCGTTGATCACGGTGGCCGGCGCCCCGCTATAAGTCAGGCCGCAATCGACGAAGAAGGCGTCGTTGACCGACGCAAAGACCCGGCTGTGCAGCCGTTCGATATAGCGCCTGGGCTGGCCGTTGATGGTGCGTTTGACGAGGAAATAGGGCACGTCCTCATTGCCCTCGGCAATGACCGTGACATCCTCGAACACGGCATCGTTGCCGGCCCCGCTCTCATGGCGCGTCCAGGCCCAGACGTCGTGCTCCTTGAGATAGGTGAGCGACACCAGCGCACCGTTGTCGAGCACCACCCAGGCGATCGAATAGGGCGCCTGCGCATAGGCCCAGGCCTTGATGCGCCGGTTCTCGAAGAGATGACGGGCAAGGATAGTCAGATCTTTGCCGACGAAGCTGTCCTCGGTATAGACATAGCTGAAATCGCGGATGACGCCGCCACGCTCCTGGGCAAACAGCACCGTATTGCCGACGACGATCGGCTGCACGCGGGCAGCGCCGCGATAGCCCTGATTGTCGATCTTGATCGACGAGGGAGAAATGGCGTCGGACTGCGAACCGCCACTGACGATCCACTCGGCGCCCGAGGTGAGCAGCATCAGCCCGCGCAGCGCCAGCATCGAGCGCACCTCGTTCACCTGCCGGGCGCGAATGCGGAAGGTCACGGCGTCGCTTGCCTTGGAGGGCGAGGAAAAGCCGAAATTCTCATAATTGGCCGATTGCGACAGCCAGACTGCCTGCGGATCGTTCTTGGTCGAGGCGAAGGCGAGCCGCTGCTCGATGAAGCTCGCGCAACGCGGATAGTTGCCGGCGCTGTTGAAGGGATTGCGCGCTTGCTGCGGCGTGTCGGCAAGGTCGGCCGCAATATTGTCGTCGTCGAACGACAGTCCGGCGGTGCCGCCGATATAGCCATAGACGCCGTTGTCGTTCTTGTAGACGATATAGCGCGACGCACCCGCCACCGCAGCCCAGCTGATACGGTTCCTGCGGCCCGTCACCGTCAGGTCGTTGTTGACGTAGACGGGTGCTGCCGGCAGGCTTTCCTCGCCACTTTCGCCATGGACGGCGGAAACGCTGTAGCCATAGGTCGTGCTTCCCGATCCGCCGAGTGGAACGGCGCCGAGACCAGCAGGCGCTGCGATCTTCGGCGCGAAGGTCACGACAATCAGCGTCCAGTTGTTGTCGGCGAGCCGCGCCAGCTTGCGCACGGGATAGTCGGGATGGCAGATATACATCACATCCGCCTCCTGCACGAACACCAGCTCGTCGAGCGCGGTGTGCACATAGGGCGTCACCGCCTCATAAGGCGCAGCACCCGAGAGCACGAGCCCGCCATCCCGGAAGACGCGGAAATAGAGATGGCCGAATTCCAGCACATAGGATTGCTCGGTGTTGAACTGGAAGGGGATCAGCCGCGCCTTGTTGGCGCTGGCCTTCACCTCGCGGATGAACTGGAAGCCCGCCCGGTTCGACGCCCCGCCATGCGGATGGATGAAGAGATTGAGCGCCGTCTTCAGGCCGGAGCCGTATTTCGCCTGGTCGATGCGCGCCCAGAGCGCCGGCGACAGCTCGCCGCCCCCGAAGGATGGCTGGTAGGCGCGCAAATCAGCCATTGGCCCGCCCTCCCGCCAGCCCGTCCTGATCTTCGGTGCCGTCCCAGGCTTCGTTGGCATCGGCCGTCTGGGCAAGCGCCTGCGTGCTGGTGGCAAGCTGGAACGCATCGGCGCGCACCTGCGGATCGCGCGTCAGCGGCATGGCAAGCCGGACGGCGAGATGCCAGGCCAGCGCATCGATGAAGAGTGCGGAATATTTCGTCGGGTCGGTCAGCCGCTGGGTGAAATTCAGATAGGCCGGCGAAAGATTGCAATAGATCGCCCCACCCTCGGCATCATAGGCATGTCCTCCTCCCGCGGCAGAAGAAGCTCCGCCGGAAAAGACCCCGCCCCTCGAAGCATCGCCCGTCACATCGAGCGCCGAGCGGATACCCCGCACCGCCAGGCAGTCCACCGGCCGGTCATAGGCATAGGCCCATTCCCCCGGCCGATCATTCTCGATCCCGGCCAGCGAGCGCGTCTTGCCGGCAAAACGCCAGGGATAGGATTGCAGCAGCGCATCCCGCGCCGGCGCGAAGAACCGGTTGCAGGCCCGCGCCTCCACCGTCGGCTCGGTCAGCGCATTGATGCTGTCCTTGCCGATGGAAGCGAGCGCCAGATTACAGATCGAAACGATGGATGTCATAGTCGGTCAACCCCGTGTTGACCGACCTTAAGATGAGAATGGTTGCCGCCGTGAAACCCTTGGGGACGTCTCCTCCATCTGTCTTGCGGCATCCTCCACCGTCTCTGATTGTAGGCGCGGCATCCTCCATCGCTCCTCATCCTGAGGAGCGGAAGCCGAAGGCTGAAGCCTCGAAGGACACGCCGCAACGCTTTTCCTGCATCCATTCAACGCCGGCGCACCCGCCTCGCCCTTCGAGGCTCCGGCCCTTGGCCTCCGCACCTCAGGATGAGGCTCTCTTGAGCGCTGTCACGACATCCTCCACCGTCTCTGATTGTGGGCGCGGCATCCTCCATCGCTCCTCATCCGGAGGAGCGGAAGCCGAAGGCTGAAGCCTCGAAGGACACGCCGCAACGCCGATCCCTTCATTCATTTCGTTCCTGGCAAGGATCGCTAGGGATATCGAGGCAGCGAACTGTCGCCGCCGTCCTTCCATTGATATTCCATCATTAGATGATAATAAAATTATTTTATTCAATATGATATATGTATTTATTCAATCGTAACATGAGGCAGTCGACCTCGTTCTCTCCGCAACCGCACATACCGCCTTGCCAGCCCCACCGGCAGGAGCGCAAACTTCCGCAATCCAACCAACCAAAGGAGTCACGAGATGAGCACAGTCACCACCAAGGACGGCGTCGAGATCTTCTATAAGGATTGGGGGCCGAAGACTGCCCAGCCGATCATGTTCCACCACGGCTGGCCGCTATGCTCCGACGATTGGGACACCCAGATGCTGTTCTTCCTCGAGAAGGGCTACCGGGTCGTCGCCCATGATCGGCGCGGCCACGGCCGCTCGACCCAGGTGGGCGATGGTCACGACATGGATCACTACGCCGCCGACGCCGCAGCCGTCGTCGCGCATCTCGATCTCAGGAATGCCGTCCATATCGGCCACTCCACCGGCGGCGGCGAGGCGACCCATTATGTCGCGCGCCACGGCCAGCCGCAGGGTCGCGTCGCCAAGCTCGTCATCATCGGCGCCGTGCCGCCGGTCATGGTCAAGACCGAAGCCAATCCCGGCGGCCTGCCGATCGAAGTCTTCGACGACCTGCGCAGGCAGCTCGCCGCCAACCGCTCGCAATTCTATCGCGATCTGCCGGCCGGCCCGTTCTACAGCTTCAACCGGCCCGGCGCGAAAGTATCGGAGCCGATCATCAATAACTGGTGGCGCCAGGGCATGATCGGCGGCGCCAAGGCGCATTACGACGGCATCAAGGCCTTTTCGGAAACCGACTTCACCGAAGACCTGAAGATCATCACCGTGCCGACCTTCGTCATGCACGGCGACGACGACCAGATCGTGCCGATCGCCGACTCCGCTTTGCTTTCGTCCAAGCTCCTGCCGAACGCCACGCTGAAGGTCTACGAGAAATTCCCCCACGGCATGTGCACCACCCACGCCGACATCATAAACCCCGACATCCTCGCCTTCATCAAGGGCTGAGCCGTCAAGCTGCCGGGCGCCGACAAGGCGCCCGGTTGCCGGCATCGACTTGACACCAGCACGGCCGAATTTAATCTCCAGCCGGTTGCAATAATCTGGGCTAATTCCGATGCTCCGTACCATCCTGCTTGCCGCGGTCGCCATCGCCATGACCTCCGCCAATCCCGCCTCCGCCGCAGCCTACAAGAACGCAGCCGGCCACGCCGTCAAGTGCCCGGCCAAATCGGCGCAGAACAGCATGCTGCCGCGAGGAAAGGTGCGCACGCACGTGACGGATACTACCGGCAGACTGAATTACAAATGGTGACGGCGGCCGGACCGTCCATCAGCCGTCGCCAGAGCGATAAATCCCGTAGACTTGCTGTTTCTTTCCAGGCTCTCTTCCTGCCACCCAATTGCCTCTTGACTCGTCCACTCACGAGAACATAATAAGAACAAAACAACGAGGCAAGCCGCCAATCTAACACGTGATCGAGAGAGAACGGACATGCGCAAGCAGCCGATCGGCGAAGCCGTGCAGGATAGCAAGAACGCCAACGGCATGTATTGGGAGCCTGAAAGGGAGATCGCCGCTTCGCAAGCGCACCTTCACCTCGTCAAATCGGTCGCAGGCAGTCGCCGTGTGCGGTTTTTCGAGACCCGCATTTACGATATCGCGAGCAACGACGGTTTGGGGACGATCCAGGTGGCGATCGATGAAATCGCCGGAGAAGCTTGCGGCATTCTGCTGACCGCAGATCCCACCGCTATCGCCCCGGAAACAACCGAACCTATCTTTGCCGGCGAAGCGACAGCTCCTGTTCGTTTCGCATGTGTGCCGGCGGCGGCAAAGGCCGTCGCGGCATTCTGCAACCAACCCGGCGTGGCAGGTGCCTTGAGTCAGCGAAGCCGGTAAGAACCCTGCGATTATTTCTCGGCGAAACCAAGCTACGCACGCGCTCCCCCGCACTTTCCCATGAAACCGATTCCGCCGCTCCGCGTTTAGCGGCCATGAAAAAAGAACGCGAACCCTCATCAAAGGCTTACCGGCAGGATCGTTTCGAAAACACCGAGCGAGCCGCCAGGGAAACCATCGAGGCCGAGCAGCGCGCTCGCCGGGAGAAAACACAGAAGCTGAAAGAGCTGCGCCTGTCCCGCCAGGCCGGCAAGCCTCCTGAAAGTAAGTAGCGCCGACGCTCCGAATTGTTTTTGAATTTCTAACATTCATCCATCTTGCAGAGCAAAGACCGCGAAATTATCTTTTCTGACAATAGCGATTCCCGGCATCCCAAAAGGGGCTGATTGCGATGTCAGACAAGCTGTTCAGCACACGCGACGAACCGCTCGCCTCCGCGGATCTCGATCTTTGCCGGCGTGTTCACGAGGCGGTCTGCGCCGAGCTTGGCATCGACAGATCGGGCGAGGAGGCCGCCAGCGTCGGCGCCCTCATCATCGAGCTTTACCGGCAGGGCGTTCACGACGAGAGCCAGCTCCGGCTGCTGGCCGGCGGAAGGCGCGCCGGATAACGGCGTCACGCCACCCGCAATTTCTCCTTCTCTCCCTGCGCCACCCCGGCCCTGATCCGCTTCACCATGACGGGATAGGGATGCACGCCATCCGGCGATACCGCCTGTCTCACAAGGCTGCCCGCTGGCAGCACCGTTGCCGCTGCCGCGAGGGTCACGACATTGCCGCTGACCGAAACGATCGTCGGCGAGCGAAGCAGCGTCAGGCCATCGGCGCTGTAGATCCTAAGCGGCTGTTCGGGGGAAAGGATCGAACCATCGGCCACCTGGATCGTCGTATAGTTGGCAACGCCGTCCGTGCCCGCCTGGGCCGTCAATGTGGTGGAGGGCAGATCGATCTGCCCCGGCCATTTGCCGGCGCCGCCCGGTCCCTGCCAGGCGGCGAGCGTGTCGATGCTGTCATCGCAGCAGGCCGAGGTCTTCGCCAGGATATCGTTGCGCAGCCGCCATTTGTTGGAGGCGTCTGTCCCCTCTGCCGGGTAGGTGTTCTGCGCCGCGTAAGTCTGGCCGCCCTCGGTCCTGAAATCGTCGCCCGCGGTGATCGTGCCGGTGGCGGGCGACGTGCCGCCCGCGAATGTATAGGTGAAGGTCGTCGGGCTGGTGACCGATATCACGTAACTGCCGTTATAGGCCGTGGGCGTCGCCCCCGCGATGGTCAGGCTCTGGCCCGAGATCAGGTGCGCGGTCGAGGCGCAGGTCGCCGTCGCCAGCGTGCCGACCGAGGTCAGCGTCACCGAGATCGTCGCACTGGTCCGCCCAAACGGCGGCAGGGCAACGATTTTCACGCCGGCATAGCGGGCGCGCAGCCGGTTGACGAAGCCGAGATAGCGCGTCGTGAAGAAGGTGGAATAGGGCGTCGCCGTGTCGTTCTGCCCCATCTGGTTGAGGATAACGGTAAACGGCCGCTTGCCGCTATTGAAGGCGATGATCTCGTCGATGATCGCCCAGCGGCGCGTGGCGATGCTCGCCCCGGAACCCGTGAGTTCGCGGAAGGCCGCAGCCCCGGGCATGCCGATCATCAGATGCGGAATGCGCCAGCTGCCGGCATCGAGCCATTTCCGCAGCCAGCCGAGATTGCCTCTGGCATCGGCCGCAGTCGAGAATTCCTGCCGGGCCTCGCCGATGCTGTCGCAGGGCACGAGCGCCACCGGCCGGCCGTCCCATTCGCCCTTCGCCACCATGAAATCAGGCCCGTAATATTGCGGCTGTAACTGGCCGCCGTAATTCGTGTCCAGCGCAGCCGTGCTGGCTGCATCGGGCGTGTCCTTGAAGGCAAGCAGCGACGCGTAGTCGGCAGCCCCCCATATGCGTTCGCCGCGATGCTTCTGAATGCGATAGACCGGCAGCTGCATTTGCGCGGCATCCGTATGATAGAACAGCCAGATCTCGATATCGGTCTCGGCGGCGACGGCATTTGCCAGCGTCAGCGCATCGCTCCACGCCCCCTGGGATTGGTCGGCGATGGTGATGCCGGCAGCCCCGGCAAAGCTGCAAGGGTAGAACACGCCGCCGACGCGGATCAGGAGCCCGTCGATGACGGTCGCATTGCCGGCATAAACAGTTTCCTGCGGGCTGTTGCCGCCTTCCGTGCAGGCGAAACCGGAGAAATGGAAGCGGAAGGTGTTGGTCTTGTAAGCGGGCGACGACACGACGATCTTCGAGCAGACATAATTCGTGCCCGCCGCCGCCGCCACCAGCGCGCCGGATGGCATGCGGTTGCGCGTCGCAAAGAACATGTAGCGGTCGGGATCGACAGGCGCTGCCCCGCCGCTGCCGCTGACCGGCACCACCGGCATGCCATTATAAAGCTTGCGCCCATCCTGGATGATCACCACGCCGACAACGACCTGCTCGTTGTAGATGACCTCGCTGCCGGAAAGTACGCTGACGCCGAGAACACGCCGGCCCTCGGTAAACAGCACACCACTCCCCGCCTCGCGAACACCCACCACGCGCTGACCATTGTGCAGCACCGTCCCATCCGGAACGATATGCACACCGATCACCCGCTGCTCGTTGAAAATCTCAGCCATCGTCACGCGTCATCCAGGAGAGTGGGGGAAGAGAGGGCGATATGCCCTCCCGAGTTCGTTATTTCACTCGACGTCATCCTCGGCCTTGTGCCGAGGATCTGCTGCGCCGGCTTTAGACACTCGGGACAAGCCGGTCAGCCTGCCCCTCATCCGCCTGCCGGCACCTTCTCCCCGTAAACGGGGCGAAGGGGTTATGCCGCGACGCCTCGGTTCCCTCCAGCGTCTCGCATGGCACGTCCCCTCGCCCCGTTTACGGGGGTCCGAAGGACGGGTCGAGACGAGTGGCTCGACCCCGGTAGGTTAGGGTGAGGGGCAAGCCATCGGCACGAACCGGACGGCAGTAGCCTTACACCCGGCATTTGCTGCACCGGTGGCAGATGCTCGGGACAAGCCCGAGCATGACGAAAGAGACGTGAACATGCAGTCCAGGGAGAGCAAAAACGCCCTCCCCGTCAATCGTTTACCGGCTGCAACGCGGCAGGCGCAACCCAATCGGGCTGCTGCGCGCCGAGCGCCTCCTGAATGCCGTTGCCCCCGGACACGCGCCCGAGCGCATCGTCCTCAGCAACAGCCTCCCCCGAAACGACCACCTTGCGCCGCTCCGCTTCCCCAGCAATCACCAGATCCGCCTCGCGGACATTCGGAGCCGGCTCGCCGGAGATTGCCTTGGCGAGCGCCTTGCGCGCGGCGACGGACAGGCTCTGCCAATCGTCGGGAATCTCGGCCGCACCCTCCGTCTCGCCGCCTTTCGGCCTGACGATCCGAGCGCCGCCGACAGCCTGCGGGGAAAGGCGCACCCATTTCGGCCGCCTCTCCTCGTCGTTCCAGAGCGCATCCGGCAGCGAAAAGGCGGCGCCGATGTCGCGCAGCTCACCGTCGAAATAGCCCCTTTCGTTTGCGATCACCTGCACCATGGCGGCTACTCCGTCGCGGCCACGACGCCGGCGGTGATCTTGCCCGTGGTCGGCGCGGTTCCCGTCACGTCGTAATAGAGCCGGAAGAACCGCTCGTCGGCGTCGCGCGGCACGCTGTCGATGTTGATCTTCTTGCCGAGAGCAAGGTCGGCGAGAACGAGCGCGCCCGTCGTGCCGATCTGCTTCGGCGAGGCGAAGGCCTCGTTATCGTCGACCTGCACCTTGATCTCGAGCGAGGTCAGGTTGTTGAAGGCCTCGACCACCTGGATCGAAAGCGGGATCTTCTTGCCCTTGCCGATGTTGCGCACCGTGCCGGTGGCGATCGGGCCGAGGTTGATCACATTGGTGCTTGCCGCATCCACGGTGATGGCCTGCGCATCGGAAAGCAGGCTCTGCTTGTCGAAAATCATCTGAGATGCCTCTCGTATTCTGGAAGGATTTGCCCGCCGCCGCCATTGGCGACGGGCTCTAGAGCAATTCCAGGAAAAGTGCGAAGCGGTTTTCCGTCCGGAATTGCGTAAAACAAAAAGTGAGAGCGGTTCTGCGTTTCCATGAAAAGCTGAACCGCTCTAACCGATCAGGCCGCGGTCAGGGCGCGGCGGGAACTGCCGCCTCGGTGTTGAGGATGGCGTCGGTCTCGCGGATCGGAATGCCGCGATAGGCGCGGACTTCCTTGCCCTCGACGGTCATATGCGTCAGGCCCGTATAGTTCGGGTTGGCCGCCAGCAGGCTTCGGTCGCTCGACTGCACGTCGAGAATTTCGAGCACGTCGCGGTTCATGTAGATCGCGATGCGGCTGGAAAAGGCGTCGCGGCGGCGCGACTGCAGGCGGTAATAGGCCTTGCGCATCAGCGCCCACAGATCGACGGAGCCGGCCAGCATATTCGACACGTCGATGTTGGCGACGCGGGAATTGTAGCGCCAGTCCTTCACGAACATGCCGACATGCCAGCACCAGTAGTCTTCCTTGCGGAAATAGGGCTGGCCGCTTTCGTCGAGCACGCGCTGCTCGCCCTTGTCTTCGTGGCTCACACCGGCCTTGGTGCCCTTGGGATAGATCAGCGAGCTGGCATGATCGCCCCAGGTGACGAACCAGATCGAGGTATTGTCGCTGCCCGTGCCGCCGCCGTTCACCACCTGGTTGGCGATGCCGCCGCGCGTGTCGGAATAGCTGCTGTAGCGGGCAGACAGGCCCTTGAACTTCTCGGGCGTCGTCTCGGTGTTGTGGTAGAAGATGCCGGTCGCCACCTCCTGGTTCATCGCCTCCATGAAGGGGGCGGCAGACGTCAGCCGCTCCTTCGCCGGGTCGGGCGCCAGCTTCAGGAGGCGCACGTCGACGCCGGACATGGCCTCGACGAAGCCGGTGGTGTCGTCGACCTGCTGCATGGTCGCCTTGGATTGCGGAACGCCCTGGTAGAGGCGGCCCCAGGCGACGGACGGCAGGCCGGTGCGGATCATGTGGCGGTGTGAAGCGCCCATGTTGCATTCGGTGGCGATCGCGTCGTCGAGGATGGGGTTCTGCTGGGACAGCAGTTCGACAACGGAGCCCTCGGTTGAGCCCTTGTGCATGTCGATCAGCTGAGGGAAGCTATTGCCGATTGTTGCCATGTGTCTTTAGCCTTTCGGTGCATCGTTCGGAAACAGAACATGCGCTGGATCGACGGGCTTGCCCGTGCCTCCGGCGCCGCCGGTGGCCGGATCGTCCTCTCTGATGAGCGCTCCGGCCTTTGCGAAGATACGAATAAGCTCCGGATGGTTGCCGCCACCACTCGCCTCCAGATATTCGCGCAAGGCAGGCGTTCCCATGTTGTTGACGAAGCGCCGGCTGTCGCGCACGGTCGCGTCCCAGCGCCTTCCGCCGATCTCGGAATCGGCCTTGGCATCGTCAGCCCATTTCGAAACCGTCTCGCCCCAGCTCTGTCCCCGCGCCTGCGCACGCTCCTGCTGGATGGCGATGAACCGGTCGGCGAGCTTCTGCGCCTCGCCATTGGTCAGGCCAAGCTCACGGAAATCAGGCCCGAGCGCAGACAGCAGCTCCTCGTCCACCGCAATGCCATCCGGCATGGTAAGCGTGTACTTCCCATCCTCCGGCACTCTGTCGGCTTCGGTATCAGCGCTGGTCCCGTCATGCTCAGCCTTCAGCCGTGCATTCTCCTCCTCGGATTTGGCAGGGTCCGGCACATAATCCTTCCCGCCATCGTCCGCCGGCGTCTGGCCAGGTTCAGGCGGAACGTCGTCCGGAAACAGAATATTCTCCGGCTCACCCCCACCGCTGCCGATACCTTCGGCGCTGCGGGCCATACGCTCAAACGTCCACGTCATCGTCTTCACTCCTCTTATTGCCAGCGGAGGCCGATGCCTCCAGGTCCATGGCCTTGATGGTTGCGATCTCAAGAAGCAGCTTGGGGTAGAAGCGCTGGTCGACCTCGTCGAGCTGGGCGATCAGCTTGCGCCCCGCCCCCTGGAGGCCGAGCGTGTAGTGCGTCGCGCTCACCGCCTCGCCGGCAAAGGCCTCGCGGTAGATCGCGCATTGCTCCAGCATCCAGAACAGCACGCGTTTGCCGGAGGGAAGCGCAAACACCTCGCGAAAGGCCGCTGCCAGCGCCTCGCGCGCATACTCATCCTGCGGTGACAGATATTCGCTGGGGTCGCTCATCAGCTAAGCCCCAGTTGCTGAAGCAGTGCTGCCCCGTTCGGATTGTCGGTCGCACCCGCAAGTACGGCCGCCGCATCTGCGCCTGATTTCGCCGCCGGCGCCATCTTGGCGGCCATCTCGGCATTTTCGGCGATACGCTGCTTCTCGGCCCTGGCATCGCGCAGTTTCGCCACCTCGTCGTCAGGCACGACCACGGAGGGCGGCACGCCGAGATAGTCGAAATAGAGATCGACCGCCTCGTCGGCATCGACCTTGTCGAGCACCTCGGGCTTGACGGCGGAGACCTGGCCGAGAAAGGCAAAGCCCCGCTCGATACTACCCGTCGCCACCGCCTTCTGCGCCTGTGCGAGGATCGAGATATATTCGATCTTCAGCTCCTGGTTCTGCAGTTCCTTCGGCGGTGGCGGCAGTTCGCGCCGCCGGTTGAGAATCTGGTAGGTCCGGTCGATCGTCGGCTCCAGCTGGGCGCCGTAGATATTCTCCAGCACCGGCCCCAGCGCCAGCAGCTTCTCTTCCTTGCGTTCGGCAATCTCGAACTGGTTGCGCGGCTGGATGCCCTCCATCTGCGACAGCATCAGGAAGAGATCGGCATAGAAGGCCTGGCGGATGCGCTCCTGCGTCTCGCGAATATCGGCCGCAAGCTCGGAAAGCCGGAGCTGGATTTCCATCGCCGGCCGGAAACCCCGCCCATTGGGATCGTCGACATAGGTGATCTTACCGGGCAGCAGCGAAGCCGGATTGTTGCGCATCGAGGTCGGCCCGGTCATCGGCGGGCGCACCAGCTTGTCGATCGCTTCCAGCTTGCGCTGCTGTTCCAGCTGCAGCATCGAGACATCGCCGAGCGCAATCTGGCCTGGCGAGGTCGCATAATTGTCGTCGCCGGCAATCTCCCAGGCCGGGCCGATCAGCGGGTTCTCGTCGAAGCCGCTTTCCTCCAGCAGCCGGCTTTCGCCCGCCTGCTCCTCCCAATAGTTGGAAAGAAACGGCTTGTTGCGCTTGTCGATTTTCTCAGGATCGCGCGAAAGCCTGGGCTCGATCGCGTGGCACACCGTGACGATCTCGTCATAACGGCCATTGTCATAGAAATTCTTGACCGTCTGGCTGACATTGTCATAGCCGAAGCGCGAAACGATGCGCTGCACCGACCAGCGAAACCGCCGGTACAGCGTCGTCACCCGGCCGTTCTCGTCGCGGGCAATCCAGAAGCTGCCATGCAGCAACTGCTGCATCCGCACCACCTTGTCCGCATCCTCGGAAAGAATGCCGACCGACTGCCCAAACTGCCCGAGATCGCCATACCCCGTGTGAAAGGCGTTATAAACATTGGAGGATTGAAACACCTCGCGCATCCGCTGCTCCACCGCCGCGAGATACTCCTTCACAGGCGCAAAATCCTTCAGATCGGGATCATAGGTCGTCAACCGAAACCACGGCCGCGCCGGCGAGGTAATGCCGGAATGCATGCCCGATTTCAGCGTCCGATGCGCGAACGTCCCGGTGCTGTCGATGATCTTGGCCCGGCTGACCGCCCCTTCATCCTTGTCGGAAAGCCTCAGCCGCGTCGGCTCGATATAATCCGCCAACTGCCGCCACACACTCTCCCACGGCCGCCGAATCCGCTTCAGCTCCTCCATCCGGCGGCGGTGATAGGTGATCTGGCTCTCATGATCAGGCGCGTTATCGCTCATGCTTCTCCCCATGCATGCGAGCCTGGCCCGCATTGGTGAATCCACGCGGGTGAAACCCGCATTGATGAAGTCCAGGCGGGCCAAACCCGCATTGGTAAAATCCGCACGGGCAAAGCCCCGTGCCGGCAAAATCCGCGTCGTCAAAGCCAAGGCTCAGACCTCGACAGTCTGCCAACCTCTCCTCCGTCATGCTCGGGCTTGTCCCGAGCATCTACAGCGGGTGCAGCAGATCCTCGGCACAAGGCCGAGGATGACGCCGAGTAAAACGAGGCAACACTCTCCGCGCCAATGGCAAACCCCACACCCACGGCCCTATTGGCCAAGCAGCGTCTTCTTCTCGGTCGGCGCCGTCGTCGTCACGCCGGAAGGCGAAGTCAGGATCGTATCCGGCCGCGACCGCACCCGATCCTCCGTCCGCCGCCCGACGGCAGTGCGGACAGCAGCCCCATCCGGCTGCTTCAACTGCGCCGGCTCCGGCGGAAGCACAGGCGGATCCGGCTGCGAAGGCTTGGAAAACAAACACATGGGGCATCATCCGATCTTGCTGACGGGGAAAGACGGCCCGAACGAGGGAAGAACGCAGCAAGGCCGGGAGGCAGCAAAGGAGAATGCGTGTCTGCTCCTGCCATGCAAGGCGCTCTTCCCTTCACCCGGGAGGGCTCCATCCATCTCTAAGTTCCGATGGTTGCCGCGATGAACACCCCCCATCCCTCAAGGTGACAACCTCGAAGGGCACCACCTCTGGGCGCTGGCGGGGAGAAGGGAAGCACGGCGCTGCCACTTGTCTCTTCTACCCAGCGGGGAGAAGTGCCGGAGCGATAGCGAGGCGATGAGGGGGGTGAGCGGCAAGGCCGCGAATGCGCTGAGCGCAAGCGAAGGGCAATCAGTGGACCGGGCGAAAGCGAAACTTAATCAATGGCGTAGTGCCGTGCGGCCCCCTCATCCGACCCTTCGGGCCACCTTCTCCCCGCTGGGGAGAAGAGGGAGCCGCGACCTCAGTCATCTACCCCATCGCATTTCCCCTGCGATACGCCGCAACGGTCAACCAAACCGCCGAAACCAGAAAATAAAACGCACCGAAACCCGCATAAGGAGCGATGTCGATGACACCCGGCGGAACGGTGCCGAGCGACTGGGTGATCATGAAACCGCCGGCGAGCGTCGACTGCGCGCCGCTGAGGATCATCGCCCACTGCGCGCCGTAGGAACGCCACCGCCGCACGCCGGTATAAAGCTGCAACAGCCCCGACAGGATGGCCCAGACGCCGAAGACGGCCAGCACCGCATAGGTATCTTTCATGACCGCCAGGATGACGGCCACCGTCGTGATCGTGCTGACGGCGACGTTCAGCGTCTGCGAGGGATTTGCCTTGAAACCGCCGTTCGATCGGGCGTCGACGAGGTTGGCGAGAGCATCCCATGCCGGGTAGATCACCAGCAACACTATGGCCAGCGCATAATGCCCGCCTGAAAGAATGGCAGCAGTGACCCAGGCGATGGAGAACACGGCGCGGACGAAATAATAGGATCGCAACCAGCTGGACTGAGGTGAGGATTGACTTTGCATAATCGGCTCCTTGTTTTGCCTTCCTACTAATAGGTAGGCAAATTTAGCGAGTCAACCGATCGTCAAACGCGTTTTTGTGAAACCCGAAAACCTGCCGGAAATCTTGACAGCCTCCCTACCAGGAGGTAGGCAGCAACATGGAACCAACGACGTCGGACAGAATATTGGAAACCGCCCAGGCTCTCATTGTGGCGGGAGGCTATAACGGGTTCAGCTACGCCGACATCTCGGATGCCGTCGGCATCCGGAAGGCGAGCATCCACCACCACTTCCCGACGAAGGCCGAACTGGTCGCCATCCTGGTAGCCCGTTACACGCAAAGAGCCGAAGCAGCCCTGAATTCCCTTCGCGCGCAAATCCCAAGCCCGCTCGAGCAGCTGCAAACCTATGTGAATTACTGGCAGAAATGCATCCTCGACGCCTCGGAGCCGTTCTGTGTCTGCGCGATGCTCGCCGGCGAAATGCAGATGCTGCCGGAAGAAGTCGCCGCACACGTCCGCGCCCACTTCCAGAATCTGGCAGGATGGCTGACATCGGTGCTGAAATCAGGCGCCGAGCAGGGCCTGTTCCGATTGAACAATCCCCTCGAAGAAGAAGCGCAAATCCTGATGGCCTCGGTCCACGGCGCCATGCTCTCCGCCCGAGCCTTCAGCGATCCCAACCGCTTCGCGGCCATCGTCAATCCACAGATAGCAAGGCTGCGGGCAACGAACTGAGAAGAGAAGCGTGGCGCGGGTTTACGATGGGGCCTGACGTGTGCTCTTCCTCCAGCCTCATCCTTGCTGAGGTGCCCCTCAGGGGGTCTGGAAGGACAGGCTTGCCACCAACGTTTTACCCAGCAAAATCAGATGCTATCGTAAGCCACCCAACCACCCGCCCCCGTCCTTCGAGGCTCCGGCCTATGGCCTCCGCACCTCAGGATGAGGGCTGATCGTTGTGCCATGAGGCTGGTGGTCTATGGGTTGGTGGCCTGAGGCGGAGCCTCTCTCCAGCCTCATCCTGAGGTGCCCCACAGGGGCCTCGAAGGACGAGGCTGGCCACCAGCGCTCCACCTCTCCTCCTTCATTCCTGTGCTCATCACAGGAATCCAGCCACGGCGCGTCTGCGCCGTGAATGACTTCTTTCAAACAACAAAATCCCCGCGCCCAGGGATCTGGACGTAACGGTCCTGAAAACTCGGGTGGAGCGCTCCCGCCCCCATTCACCCCAGCGGACTATACTCCACCTCCACATCCGCCCCACTCCCCACACCACGCCCCCTCTCCCGCCGCACCACCGGCTCCGCGAACGTCAGCGCCAGCGCATCCCCCCTGTTCGGCGAAGGCAGCCCGCGCGCCTTCATGTCTTCCTTGCTCTCCAGCTGGATCTTGCCATCCAGCCGCGCCACCGTTTCCGGCCCGATCAGGTCCTGGTAGAGCGCCTCATCCTGAGGGTCGATCGCCCCGCCCGCCTTGATCCAGCGCTTCTTCATGCCCCACATCTCGGCGCGCTTGTTGAGAAAGCCGGGGTCGAGCGGCTTGCCCGAAAACCAGATCAGCCGCCAGGAGCGGCCCATCACCTCGCCGGCGCTGACGATGCCGGTGCCGTAGCCGGCGTCGACGAATACGGCGTCCGCCTGGTGCTCCTCCTCCAGCCGGGCAATCAGCCCCGCCACCTCGACATCATTGTCGTTCCGCGAAAGCGAAACGAGGCTCCGGGAATAGAGCCCCTGCCTGAGCATGATTTCCAGCGTATCGTCGCCGGTCCAGGCCGGATCGACGCCGAGGATCACGGGCGCGAAGGCATATTGCTCGCGGCGAAGATGGCGCGCGCGCGCCTGGTCGACATCGTCTGCGGAAATGAACTGCATGGCGGATTGACTCGGAAACTGGCCGCGAACACGGATCTTGAAGAAATCGCTGTCTTCGCCGTGGTCGTCCTGCCATTGCTGGATCTTGGTCTTGTTGGTGCCCTCGACCGTGCGGCTGTCGATCTGCCGTGTCACCCAGCGGTGACGAAACCGGCGGAAACACTCGCGAAAGCGCCCGGAATTGCGTGTCGGATTGCCGAAGACGATCCAGATGATCACGGTGTTCTCGTCGGTCAGCGCGCCCTCGGCCACCTCCCACACCTTGTCATGGATCTTCGAGGCCTCGTCGAACTCCAAGACGATGATCTTGCCCTGGTTGTGCAGCCCGGCAAAGGCCTCGGTATTATTGACAGACCAGGGCACGAAATCCTGCCGCCACTTGTCCGAAGCCGCCTTGTCCCTTGATCGGATCGAGGTCGCCTGCACATCGAACCAGTGCGCTGATATCGAGGAGCGGAACCATTTGCCGATCTCCGGCGCCGTCTTGGTGCGCATCTGCGTGTCAGTATTGGCCGTCGTCACCAGCATCGCCTCGTTCCAGCAGGACATCGCCCAGTTGGAAAGCATGCCCATGAAGGCCGATTTGCCGATGCCGTGCCCGGAAGCGACCGCGATCTGCAACGGCTGAAACCGCGTTGCAGGATCGCTAAGATGATCGCGAATGAGCGTAAAAATATCCCGCTGCCAAACCCGCGGCCCCGCATGCTGTTCAAGCGCCCCCACGCCCCAATCCCAGGCGCTCAGGCTCCAGGCCAGCGGATCGAACTGGCAATCGCTCGCCAACTCGATAATCCCCTCATTCGGATCGGCAGGCCCGCGCCCAGCCATCTCAGCCCTCGGCCCCGCCATCACCAGCCTTGCGGGCCTTCGCCCGCGCCAACCTCTCGCTCAGCGCCTCCAGCCCCTTGATCTCCAGCCTGTCATTATAAAGCGAGTGATGCCGCGCCAGCATATCCAGCGCCCGCAACCGATCCGCCCGCTTGATCTTCGCCACATGCACCACCTCGCCTTTAGCCTTGGCGGAGGTATTGATCTCCAGCCCCGCAACCGCCGCCGCTGTTCTATCGTCCCATTCGGACGGTGCCTTCAACGCCCCCTCGGCATCGAACACGTCACGGACATCGCCAAAGGCAATGTCGGCAATGGCGGCCAGCACCTGCTCTGCGGTGATCTCGAGCTTCTCCACCCGCGCCGCCAGAGCCTTCTCAATCTCCGCCCGCACAGCCTCATCCGCCATCAAGCGGACGGGATTACCGCGCGACTTCACGCTGTACCCCGCCCTTGCGGCGGCCTGCCTCGCATTCAAATCCTTCAGATATTCCGCCACAAACAGGCGCTGCCTCGGCGTCAGTTCTGCCATTGGTGATCGAGCCCTCGATGAGGGGCTGATGGTAGCGGGAGATGGTTGGCAGCGTGAAAAGCGCGCGGCGGGAAGGCCCTACGAAGCCAGACCTCTGTCCCTGTTGTAAATCTCCTCCGGAGTCGGCTCTCTGGTCACAATCGTGCCGTCGGAAAGCCGGCGACGCATGACATCGCCGTGCCAATGCCATTCTCCGGATACGCCGGCGAAAAACAGCGCACGAAGCGCCTCGGCCAGGCGGCTCCACACCGATGGCTTGGGGCGGCGGAAACTGATCGTTGTCATTTTGTCCTTGCTCCCCTTCAAGATCATTCTGCGCCGACCGCGCACGGCACGTTTCTCTCTTCCCGGAGGGTGCCCGATCATCATGGATTGGAATGCTCAAGCCGCGCCAATATGCGCAATGCCTCAATTCGATCCGGCTCCCAGAAGGTCAGCCTGAGCCGTCCTGCATCCGAATCCAGGGAGAACGCCTCGCGGGCCAGCCCGACCTCGGCAAGCCTCATGCGTATGGAGTCGAGATCGGTCATGCCACCCAGCGGTTCCATGATGATGTATTGCGTCGGCAGCGCCATGTGAAATCCCCTTATCTCTGAGTATTTGTCGGCGCACGAATACAGAAACAGCAAAACGGCTCAAGGAAAGTCTTAATTCCTGGTTACCAAACCAAGTTAAGACTTCGTTACACACGGGACTGACGTCGTTTTAATATTGAACACCAGAAATCGTTCTATGCCTTCAAGGGAGATTGCTATGTCGTCAACGTCCTTCGATCGAGCCCTCGATGAGGGAGCGATGACAGCGGGAGATGGTTGGGAGCGTGAACGAGGTGAAGGGAAGTATGGGAGGGCACCCATAGAAGCAGCGGCCATTTTGTGCGGCGGAGACAATGATGCAGGCTGCGTCTGCTCCTCGAACGGACAGAATTCCACCTCACCGACAATATCGTCGCCAGCCGCATCCGTGTTGCAACGGCCCGGCGCGGCTCAAGCAGGCTCTGAGGCGGTCCTCAGCATTCAGGAAATTGATGCGAAGCTGCTTTCGTACTGGCAGCCTGCCCTAACGATCAATCAGTTGCCCCAGCCAATTTGGAACCGATCAAATCGAACCTCGTTGATCGGCTGGCCGGAGGGGCCTAGCCTTACCGAACGAAGAACGAGACGAAGCTCGGGGGAATAGTATTGTTCAAAAATAATCGGAGGCAATCCCGTCAGTTCCAGACGGCTGTTGATGGCCCAGACTTTGTAGGAACAAGATGCAATAGTTTCCTCTCCCAAGCCGTCGAACCTCATAAAAGTAGTGCCCGAAACGGATTTTTTGCCATCGAGGAAAAGCGTAGTGTCGGATTGCCAGTTCTTCTTCTGTGGTAGATCGTCTAACGCAATCGCATTCGCGTATTTCAGCTCATGCGTCCCGTTGGGACCAACTCTCTTTTCGACGAGCAAAGGGTGCAAATAGACAGCCGACACCGGCTGCAGTGAATGGTTACGCTCCACCAGCTTTTGTTCGGTGAGACCCGGACCGTCCGGCTTGTAGAATACGGAAAAGAAAGGCACGTCTCTGGTCAGCAGCACGCCCTGCTTGGTCTCATTGGCGGTGAGGCAATTGCCAGAGGCTGGCACCGCCAATGTCATTCCAACCAGTAGCGACAAACTTCTCAGCAAGATCGACATTCCGGATACCCCTGATCAAAATCCGCTACCATGGCGCTTGGGCGAAATTCCTCCATCTTGCGCATGCCGTCCCATCCACATCGCCATCTTCATCAAGATTACGGCAGGCAGGTGTTTTTCTCCATCCACTCCCGCACGATAAACCTGATCGTGTCGTTGTGCGTCATACCGAATTCGCCGGCTAGGTCGCGCAAGGCGTCCTCGACATCATCCTCCATCGACACGGCGTCGGCATTGCGTAGCCCGTCGAAGCATGATCTGAAGATCCGCTCGCGAGATATCTGCGATCCGGTCGGCGGCAT